TCAAGAGTTCGAATCTCTTCGTTTCCGCCATTTTTAATAGGAATAATACATGTCAAAAGACACTAAGCAACAAGAATTGGAAGAATCACAGGCGATAGATGCCGCTATGAAAAGTTTTTTAGCAGATGGCGGAATCGTGCAACAAATTGCCAGGGGAGTCAGTGGTGTAGAAGAAGGAAGTCCCCAGGCTGCGTGGGGAAGACCTAAGAAAAAAGAAAAATAATATATCAACGCTCCTATCGTCTAGAGGCCTAGGACACCCGCCTTTCACGCAGGTAACACGAGTTCGAATCTCGTTGGGAGTACCAAATTTATTTTAGCTTGGCCTTGTAAAAAGTTAAATAGTAGTATATAATTATCTACATAAGAGGCCGATATGACTGTAGAATTCCTAAGAATTGAAGATTGCCACGTGGTACATAAACCATGGGGAACCGAAACTTGGTTAATGCCAGGTAGTGATGTTTATCCGTTTGCACTCAAAGAATTAATCTTACGAGCAGGCTTTGTTACTAGCCTACAAGTTCACCAATTTAAATCAGAAAGTATCCATTTACATATTGGGCATGGTGCACTAGCATACCATCCAACGCCGTTTGACTGTGAGCGTTTCTTAGCAGGTGGGTATACAGCAGAAGAAATAGCACAGATTAAAAGCGAGTTAATCACTGAAGAACTAGCACCAGGTGCAGTGTTCCATACCCCACCTCGTACTATCCACCGTATGATCGCACATGATGATCTACATTACACAGAAGCTAGCACTACTCAATTAGATGACGTTATACGTCTTGAAGACTCTGCTAACAGAGGACATGGAAGGATAGCCGCAGAACATGAACACAACTAAACTCACAGTATTAATCCTTGCGGCAGGCTATGGTCGTCGTATGGGACCATTTGGTCGTATGATACCTAAAGCACTTATTCCATATGACAACAAACCACTAATCAGTCACATCATGGAAAAGTTTGATCAAGGAACACGCTTTGTTGTGGCCTGTGGTCATATGGGCCAATATATTAAAGATTATGTCAGTGTAGTCCACAGTGATAAAGACGTGGTATTTGTAGACATTCCCAACTACGCAGAAGGTGATACAGGACCTGCTACCAGCATACAGGCCTGTGCCAAATATCTACATGGTGGGTTCATGTGGTTGGCCTGCGATACATTATTTGACTTTGAATACAGAGATAAACTAGATCACAATTGGATCGGAGTACATCCAGTCGACAGTGCTATCGCACAAGACTACTGTTGGATTGAACGTGAAGCAGACAATATCATCAGTGTAAAGAATAAACTACCTAGCAAGACCGCAGTTGATGCGTTCATTGGATTGATGTATGCTAAAGATGATAACTATCTACGTAATTTAATCAATCGCAAGGCCAAAGAAACTCCAGAAGGATTTGATGGACTTAAATTAAAAGCACACACAGTGCGTGGTTGGAAAGACTTCGGCACTTATGAGAAATGGGAAGAGCTATCAAATGAGTTTACTGATGTAAGTTTTCCTAAGCCAGATGAACTATTCTACAACGATAATAAAAAGATCGTCAAGTTCTGGACTAATCCCAAGCAGGCAGAGATGCGTGTAAAACGAGCAAAGTGTAATCCTGAAGCCATGCCTAACAATGTTGAGCAATCAGGCAACTTCCTAATACATGACTTTGCCAAGGGTGATATCGTTTATAATCAATACTCACCTGAGGTATTTGAAAGTATGTTGGCTTGGTGTGAAACGACATTATGGAAACCTGCTCCATCTGAGAACGATGCTGATATCGATCATCTTACTATCTGTAATAAATTCTATCATGATAAAACCATAGAACGTGTAGAAATGTTCCGTGCCAAGTATGCTACCTGGAGTGAACCTTGTGTGGTCAATGGCGTTGAAGTAGATACCATCGACACATACCTAAGCAAGATTGACTTTACTTGGTTAACCACAGAAACATCATGGAAGTTTATCCACGGTGATCTACACTTTGATAATACCATTTATCAACATGGACAATATCTTGGCCCTCTAACTGATACCGAAATACATAGAGAACATTATAAAGATAAGTTCACTGCTATCGATTGGCGAACTGACTTTGGTGGCGCACTTTATGGTGATCAATATTATGATCTGGCAAAAATGCTAGGTGGCTTACACTTGAGCTATAAAGACATTAAACACGAGCGTTACATGTATGCAGAACGCAATGACTATGCTACGATAGAAGTTCCCAGCGTAAAAGATGTACAGGTATATGAAGACATCTTACAGCGTTGGGTGGCGAAACAAGGACTAGATTGGAAGAAAGTTAAGACATTGGTGCCAATCATCTACTTGAACATGAGTCCATTACACGAAGCACCGTTTGACAAGTTCTTGATAGCACTAGCACAACTACACTTTAACAAGGTGCTTGGGTAATGTATAAACGTTTTATCATGGATGTAGATGGTGTACTAAATGACGGCATGCTCTATTGGGGTGTAGATGGTAAACCATTCAAGGCATTTGGTAACTATGATCACGATGGACTTAAATTATTACGCAAACACTTAGAAATAGAATTTGTATCAGCCGATGAAATGGGTTGGCCTATTACAGAAAGTCGTATTATTGATCATATGAAATTTCCTTGTACCATGGTTAAAGAAAAAGATAGACTTAACTGGGTCTTGAGTAAAGGAGATCCAAAGGAAACTATCTTCATGGGTGACGGACCTTACGATGCAAAAATATTTCCACATGTGGGATTAAGTTTTGCTCCAGCACAGGCTTGGAGAACAGCAATTGAAAACGCAGATGTTGTTACAGACCGTGAAGGCGGTAAAGGCGCAGTCATGGATGCTTGCGTGCATATTATGTATTTAATGGGGATTGAACATGGATTTTAGACTAGGGTTTGGCCCAATGAGCCGTGAGGTCATTGAGATATTGTGCAATTACAGTCACAATAATAAAAAACCATTGATGATTATCGCAAGTCGTAATCAAGTAGATGCTGAAAGTGGTTATGTGATGACTACCCCGCAGATACGTGAGCAGTTATCTACATTACCTACAGATTATATCTGGATGTGTCGTGACCATTGTGGTCCATACTTCCTAGATGCAGAAAAGAATTTAAGTATACGTGATGCTGTAGAAGCAACCAAGAAGACCATTGCCTACGATATCGAACAGGGATTTAATCTAATCCATATTGATACTAGCCGTGTTGATGATACATATGGTATCGCTGAAGAACTATTTAAATTCTGCTTAGATCTTAATCCTAATATACAATTTGAATTTGGCACAGAAGAAAATGTAGGAGTAGCCGCAGGGGCGATCAAATATAAAGCAGATGTGGCCTTTGCTAAAGATATTCCTAATATACAATTTGTTGTAGCACAAACAGGTAGTCTATGTCATGAAGATCATCAAGCAGGCGGATTTGAAACAGCTACAGTTAAAGAACTAGTCGAAGTGGCTAATACCAACGGCGTTAAGATGAAAGAACATAATGCTGATTATTTGTCAGCTGAAGAAATTAGCCTACGCAGTGCTGTAGGTGTACATGCTCTTAACATAGCCCCACAACTAGGTGTAGTGCAGACTAAACTATTACGTAGACTAGTTGAGCAATATCCAGATGCACAAGGCCAATGGGCAGACTTTGCTAGCGAAGTAGTTGATAGCGGTCGTTGGCGTAAATGGACTGACAGTAACGATCGCGAACATCAGATCAATGTTGCTGGGCACTATTGTTTCTCATCAAGCAAATATCAAGCCTTGATAAATGTACTTAATCAAAGAACAGATTGGAAAGCTACTATCACTAGCGAAATTGAATATATTTTAGATCTATACACAAATAATCTAAAATGATCGTTTTATTCAATGTAAAGATCACTGATGTGAAAATGACACACCCGTATGCTGGTACAGTATACGATCGTGCTAGCTGGTTTCCTGTAAACAATCGTTTTGATATATTTAAATACTGTCTTGCCAGTCGTGCAGTAATGACTCCGGTAGTAGACAAGTTCGTGTTCTATATCGACCTAGCTGAATTTTCCCCTCGTCAAGCTGAATTATATGAATATATGTTGAGTATATTCCCTGCAGATAAGTTAGAAATCCATTGGTATAGAATAGATCGCACACAGACTTGGAGAGACCTTTGTGATAGCCAATTTACCAATGATAATAAGTTAATTTGGTATGAAGGTAACGATGATCATATCTTTATAGACAGTAATCTAGATATGATTCGTGCAAGTATTGACATATTAAATGCCGATCCTGATCCTTTAGCGGTGATGTATTATAGTCATTGGCCTGAACAGATGCGAATGAGCTTGTTACATAAAGGTGAATTAACACTAGACGGTAATTTTATCAAGTTCCATTGGGACACTGTTGATAGTCTACTAATGATGAAAGCAGGTAGATTTAAGAAGTATTGGTTTGATACAGATTGCGGCGAGGATAATATATACCGTTCAGACTCGCTTGGTTGGCAATACGGACTAAAAATACCTAGCACAGTATATTCTCCCACAAAAGAGTTAATACGACACTATGATGGTTATAGTCATGTAGGTCATCTATTAGGTACTATAGCACCTCCATTATTTGTGCCTCCTGGATTTTTAGAATCCTCTATGCGAGTGCGTGTTGGTTATCCAGAACGCAAGGACGGTTGGACTAACTTATATTCAGCGGCAGAAAGATTGTACAGTATGGACCCGAATGGTGTAGAAGCACGTTGGGCGGAAGAAGATATTCCTCTATTTTGGAAATATTATATATCCGAATTGGATGTTAATCCTGATCAAGATGTTGATCTATTAAGTCAAGCACGTGATGCCGCATTTTTGGCTATGACTAGGATACCAATGAAAGCACATGGACACGTGTTTAATTATGAATGTCACCCTAAAGAATGGTTTACAAAACATTTACTAAGTGCTAAAATAATAACTTAATAAAAGGAAATAAAATGGCTAAAACCAATGCAAGTTTTAATATGTCAAGAGTAACAAAATATAAACTAGCTAGTTACACTGACCCAGTAGCACGTAATTTTTATAAAAAGATGATGATTGATGCTGAAGCTGCACTAGCATCTGCTAAGAATCGTAAATTTAGCGATCCAGCAACAGCACAAAAAGGGTCAAATAAGGTATCCTCAGAGACTTTATAATGAAAGTTTATTCTATATTTGTTCATCCTAATGCCCAAAGTTTAACCGCTAGATTATTTAACATAGCAAATAAACACTTTGTTAGTAAAGGGTATGAAGTTGAAACATTAGATTTATTTCAAGTGCATGATGCATTGCAGGAATCGGTAGAAATATTATATAGTAATCCTGTACCAGACCCAGTTAAAAAATATCGGTCATCTTATCATCACAACTATACTAAAATTATCAGCGAATTTTCTGCCAGAGAAATAGAAAAACTAAAACATGCAGACATACTTTATATACAAACACCGATTTTGGTATGGATGGTACCTGCAATTTTAAAATTATATATTGAAAGTGTAATTGTACCCGAGGGCACATTCGTACCACACGACATATGGTCAGAAGATTTTCATATAGACAAACTATTAGAGGGAAAAAAAATTTTTGTGTCGTTGGTTATGGGCACTGGTATTCCTTGCTGTAATTATGTTATGGGTAGCGTAGATAATATGTTAAATCCAATTAAATCAGTATTTGATTTTGTTGGGTATGAATGGATGGATCCACACATCACTTGGGGGACTTCTCAAACCATTGACAAGCGCCAAGATTATTTAGATGCGTTTCAGCAGCATTTAGACAAACTATTTTAAGATATAAATAATTATGCAGCGCCAACATTGTTGACGCCGGTATCTTAGACGCTTAGGGTATTAACCCTTTTACTACTGTGTTACATGTAGAACGCCGTCCGTGTGCAGAGTTACTGCTAGCATTATATAATTTAATAAATTTAAAGGAAAAATGTCATGAAAACTCGTGCATTAAAAAATTACGATTCCACTGTTGGATTAGAAGTCTATGATATAGATTTGACTAGTAGTGAAGAAATCTTAGAACTAGGTAGACTAGTCGCACATCAATGTATTGTTTATGTTAATCAAAATATCTCTACCACTCGTTTATATGAAATTATGACACAGTGGGGTAGCCCAAGTCGTGCTTTAACCCATGAATATGTACTCAATAAAAAACTAGAAGGCCGCCATTGGAGAGATTTGCTATTAATGTTGGGACTGGTTGCTAAAAATGTTAAAGATATATCAGCCGCCACAGCTATTGTTAGTTATCGCAAAGACGAAAAAGGTAAGCCGATCGGCATTTTTGCTGATGGTGAATTAGATTGGCACAGTGACCAATGTGCTATCGATGACGCCCCGAGAACTATTGGCTTACAAAGCGTCAGTGATAGTGCCAATAGCCAAACTCAATTCTTATGTACCCATGATGCTTATGAGTCAATGTCTAGCGATATGCGCAGCATTATCAAAGAACTAGTAGTCAAACATAAATGGGTAGAAGGTGCACTAGCACCCGGGCTCAGTGATCCTGCACAGAGATTATTAGCTCGATATAATTCAGTACCTCTAGACGGATTAGAAACAAAATTATATACAGAAACCGCTACAGGATTAAGTGGTATGAAGATTCCTAGTCATAGTTTCAACGGTTTCGTTGGTATGAGTGATGCTGAAAGTGTAAAACTACTTAAAGAAATTTTAAGATTAGTATATCAAGAAAAGTACGTTTATACACAAGATTGGCAAGATGGTCAAATAGTGTTTATGGATCAAGAAATTACTTTACACAAACGACCCACAAATGTTGGCCATGGTAGTAAACGTACAATGGCACGTGTGATCACTTATTTAGATAAATTATACCCACAACATAAACCTTGGACTACAGTGAGATTTAAAGGACAACAACTATCTCATGAAGAGTTTGCTAAAATTATTGATATTGATAGGAAAAAAACATTTGAAGAGTTTGAACTCGTTAATTAATGATAATAGCAAACCTCTGATTTTTTTAGGATCTAACAGTATTATGGAAAAATATACTGAGATCTGTGAAGAACAGGGTGTAGTTGTACATGGAATAATTGACAATGACTATTATGGTAATACTTCTAAAATTAGCGGTATACCGATTATAGATTCTGAAGAGTTTTTTACTGACTATAACAAAATTGAAAATTATAGAAATAATTTTAATTTTTTTTGTGCTACTAACTGGACTCCGTTAACTGACACTGTTTCTATTAGAAATAAGAACAAACGTAAGAAACTATTAGATTGTATAAAAAAGTTTGATCTTAATTGTATTAGTTTGGTTGATGTATTTTCAACAAAGGTTAGTAAGTCAGTAAAGATCGGAAAAGGAGTTTATATAGACGGATATGTAAATATTGAACCTAAAGTATCTATAGGTGATTTTACTAACGTCTATAGTCATGCACATATAGGCCATGATTCTGTGATAGGGGAAAACTGTGTGCTACAAAGAGTTACTTGTTTAGCCAGTGAATGTACTGTAGAGGACGAAGTTTATATGGGCATATCTGTAAAAGCATTTAAAAGCGGAGCAGTATTCGGTCGAGGGTCTTTTATCCATGAAGGTATTTATATCCGTCGTGGCACGATAGAAAACGAAGTGGTGTCGATGAATGGTGCAAATACGAAAAGAGTTATAAATTATATAACAGACAACCAAGAATCATAAAAGACCCTCGATTCATCGTTAAATGGTAAACCGATATTGTCAAAATGATTTGACATAAGTTGGGGATTAAAAAAATCTTCAACGAAAACATTATAGTCAGCGTTGGTGATACTAGAATGCGGAATATAGTTGTTTAAATCAAATTTTGATTTATAATGTTGGATTAGTTGTTGGTCTGACAATGTGGAAATAAGTTCTAAATCTTGTTCATTTGGTAACAAAGTCTGTTTTTTTAACAAATATAAATGATATTCGGCTAAATTTTCAAGCAGTAAATCGTAACATGTTTCTGTATAGTCAATACTGATAGTTTTTATATCAGACCCACGTTGTGATTTTAAAAATAATAATTGATCTGAATCGTAGTTACCAAAGATTAATACTTTATTTTCATTTTTAGCCAGACTAATACTAGTATTGAGAGAGGGTAAATGTTCATTCCATTTTATATTCCTAAAATCTTTACTAATGGACTGTATTTGGAATTTAGCGAAATCACCTAAGGTAGATTCAATAAATTTACCATCTAGAAAATATTCGCAAGGCCCATAACAAGATTCACCTGCATTTTTTAATAATTGCCCTACTAATAAATTAGTAAGGTTAATTTTGTGTGTTTTTAAAAAATATATTTTAATTGACATGATATAATCGAGAATATATACTATAATTGTATTATCTATTTATAAAAGGACTTGTCCATGACAGCAGAAAAACTTAAAAAAATTATAGCCAATCAACTGGGCATAGAACCAAATTCTATTTCTCTTGAAAATAAAATTGTTGATGACTTAGGAACAGATTCACTAGATATAGTAGAAATAGTGATGGACGTAGAAAATGCGTTTAGTATCAAAATTGAAGATGAAGAATATCAAGATGCAGATACAGTACAAAAAATAGTCGATTTAATTAATACTAAAATAGAGAAAAAATAATATGGATTATAAAGTAAAAGATATTAGTTTAGCTAGCTGGGGGCATAAAGAAATAGCTATCGCTGAAACAGAAATGCCAGGATTAATGTCTGTTAGGGAAGAGTTTAAAGAAGCTCAACCACTCAAAGGTGCCCGTATCTCTGGATCATTACATATGACTATCCAGACAGCAGTATTAGTTGAAACACTGGTTGCCTTGGGTGCAGAAGTACGTTGGAGTTCATGTAACATATTTTCAACACAGGATCACGCTGCTGCCGCACTTGCTGATCTAGGTATTCCTGTATTCGCCTGGAAAGGCGAAACAGAAGAAGAATATTGGGATTGTATAGAACGCACACTGAGTGGTCCTAATGACTGGCGGCCAAATATGTTACTTGATGACGGGCACGACTTAACCTGGTATATCCATGAAAAACATCCGCATCTAATAGAAGGAATCCGTGGAGTAACAGAAGAAACAACCACAGGTATCCATAAGATTAACGAAGCGATCGCCGCAGGTAAATTCAAACTACGTGCTATCAACGTAAACGATTCAGTGACCAAAGCCAAGTTTGATAACTTATATGGCTGCCGTGAAAGTCTAGTAGATGGTATTAAACGTGCCACTGACGTGATGATCGCAGGCAAAGTTGCTGTGGTAGCAGGCTTTGGTGATGTAGGTAAAGGATCAGCCGCGGCATTACGAGCACTGTCGGCACAGGTATGGGTAACTGAGATCGATCCAATCTGCGCCTTACAGGCGGCCATGGAAGGCTATCGAGTAGTTACCATGGACTATGCCGCAGACAAGGCAGACATCTTTGTAACAGCCACAGGTAATATCGATGTTATCACTCGTGAACACATGATCAAGATGAAGCATAACAGCATCGTCTGTAACATTGGTCACTTTGACAGTGAGATCGACATCGCTGGTATACAAGATCTAGTCTGGGACGAAATCAAACCTCAAGTTGATCATGTAACTTTACCAAACGGTAATAAGATCATCATCTTGGCTAAAGGTCGATTAGTTAATCTAGGTTGTGCCACAGGCCACCCTAGTTATGTAATGAGTAATTCATTTACTAACCAAGTTCTAGCACAGATTGAAATGTTTAACAACACTGAAGATTATCAAATTGGACATTTATATCTATTGCCAAAACATTTAGATGAGAAGGTTGCTCAATTACATTTGGCCAAGATTGGTGCAGAACTAACAGCACTGACCGCTGATCAAGCCACGTATATTGGCGTCGCGGTTGATGGCCCTTATAAACCTGATAGTTATCGATATTAATTGATCATTAAGTAATATTTTAACCTACGGATTATGTATATAAATAAAACGTGGCTTTAAAGCAACAAGATTTTATTCTGTGGCTTTTTTGCAACAATTTATAACTGAGGAAACACAATGAAAAAAACTTTAATCGCAACACTTATCGCTGGCCTATCATTTGGTACAGTAGTCTTGGCCGAAGACGGCAAAAATTTTGCTCACATCCAATACACATTCCGTGACACGATCGCTGACAATAAGGCTGACACTAATCGTCAAGGTGTTAACTTTACAATTGGTCGCAAGGTGTTAGATAACCTAACGATCGACCTAGGTGAACAGTTCCGTACTGAACGTCTAAACAATGATGCTGGTGTAAGTACAACACGTTTAGAAGCAGGTGCTACATACTCATACAATCTACTTCCAGCTGTGTCATTATACACACGTGGTGGTCTAGGCCAGAAGTTTACTTCAAATCAAGACTATACATACTATTCAGTTGAACCGGGTATCAAATACTCTTTAACAGATGCATTAGCAGTTAAAGCAGGATACCGTTTCCGTGATGCGTTTAGTGACTCATACAATGAAAAAACAAACACAGTGCGATTTGGTGCTGAATACGCTATCGCTAAAGATCAAGCTGTGACATTGGGCGTTGATCGTAGCTATGGTGCCAGTGACTTCATTGGTTACAATGCGGGTTACATGATTAAGTTTTAATCAAACTAATAACGCCTCTTAATAATGCGCAACCTTTATTAGTATCCAAAAAGCCTCATATTTATTATGGGGCTTTTTCTTGACCCAAGATTATATAATATGTTATACTTAAATTACTTTAGGTTTGATTTGTAATCTATAAATATTAATCTATGTATGATATTATAATAGTCCATGTTCCATATACGCATATTGCTATTCCTCCGTTAGCGCCAGCTGTGCTAAAAGGTACTGCCGAATCCGAGGGCTTTAAGGTTAAGACCATTGATCTTGGGATGGAATTATATCGAACCTGTGACTATAATAGAAAATATTTTGATTATATACAAACTTATTTTTTATCATCAAATTCAAATGTTTATACATTAAATGATATAAATTTTATTAATAAATTCATTGATGATAGTGCCAGAGCATTAATTAACATACCTAGTAGATATATAGGCATTAGTATTTTTTCTTATTTTGGACATTATTTTACCTACCTATTGTTAACTAAAATCAAAGAATTATCAAAAGATAAAAAAATTGTGCTAGGCGGCGCCGGTGCCGGAACAGAACCAACATCTGTAATTAAGGATGTGGCTAATTTGACCAAATTAGAAACGATGCTATTATATGGTAAATTACTACAAAAACGTAAACTGGCAGAATATGTATTATTGGGGGACGGCGAAGAAATCCTCAATGATTTTCTGAGCACCAATCAAACAGTTAAAGAAAATGTATCTGATAAAAAATATGTAGTAAATTATAAAGACACAAACTTAGCATTCGCAAATTTTGATGACTATGACCTAACACGTTATCCCGGACAATTAAATAGAAATATCCCACAAATACCAATCATTGGTAGTAAAGGTTGTGTGAGAAAATGTGATTTCTGTGATGTTGAAGCGGTCCAAGGACGATTCAGATTTCGTGTTGGTGGTAATATTGTTGATGAAATGTTATATCTGGCAGATAAGTATGGTATCAGGGACTTTAATTTTACTGATTCACTGGTAAATGGTAGTTTATCAAGTTTTATGGAATGGGTAACTAAACTAGCAGAACATAATAAAAAAAATCCTGATAAACGTATTACATGGAATGGTAGTTATATATGCAGGCCTGTAGGCGAAATGCCAGAGAAGTATTATAAAATAATTTCAGAATCAGGCTGTGTTTCATTATCCACTGGATTTGAAAGTGGTAGTGATTCTGTGTTGATCGCAATGAATAAAAAGACTAATACTAATGCCTACAAATATGAAATAGATCAATTTAACAAACACAATATGAAAGTTCTAGGACTATTGATCATTGGCCATTGGGCAGAACAATGGGAAGATTTTTTAAAAACCTGTGACTTTATTTACAGTTTAGTACCTTACGCTCGTAATGGCACTGTGGTTGGACTTAATCTGGGAGGGACAGGAGAAGTTTTGGTACATACTCCTGCTGACGTAAATAGAAATCAAAACAATATCGAGACAGAATCAGAAACCATATGGTGGACTAAAGACAATCCAACACTGACATTTAAAGAAAGATATTTTAGAATATTATTAATATCTAGGCTTTGTAATGATTTAAAAATCCCAATAGTTGAAAGTGTAATACCTTATATATACAGTGTGATAGAACGATCACATGATCAAGCTGAAAAGTTTTATAGTTCTAAAATCAATGGTAAGATGATTAACAATCTAGCACAATCATCTTATTTCGATTATGAAAATTTCTTGAAGACCATCTTAGACAGAAATCCTGAAAAAGAAATTATTATTGAATTTGAATTTGAATCATCAGTTGTGAATCAAGATCCTAAAATCCAAATCAAATTTAATGATCAAATATTATTTGATGATGCTGTAATAGATCACCAATCTTATAGGTATACGGTAGTTCCTAATACTGATACTAAAAATAATATTTCAATTCAATTTTATGGAAAATCAAACAAGGATACAATAGTGTCAGCATCGGGTGAAATTTTAAAAGATACGTTTGTATTAATTAAAAAATTCGTAATCAATGGAATATCTCTATTAGAGGACCCAAATTTTTACTACACTGAATTAATTTATATAGAAAATGGAGTATCAATAGTCGCTAAACCGGGATTTTGGATCAATGGATCAAGTATGCAACTGGTTTTCCAGAGTCCTTTTTTCTTAGACTATGCTCAACGATCTGACATGAATTCTACTTATGATGGAAATATGATAACGGCGATCGCTGTTCCAACCCTATACGATTCAGATAACCAATTATATCTTAATAAGATAATTCAAATGTTAGAAAAATTAAGCTGTTAGGTTGACATTATAATTTAAATCTGTTATACTTATAGGGTAATAATCTATAATTATGGAGTAAAACATGTTTGATTCAATTGAAATTCGTAAAGTAACAAATGGATTCGTAGTGATCCTGACACAGGAAGATGAAACCAGTGAATATGTTTTTGATACTAGCCGTAAAGCTATCAAGTTTATCAAAGAATACGTAGAAACTAAAGTTGCTCGTACAGTCGCAGACAGAACAGAAGCATAATTTTTCCGCTGATTTTAGCTAAAATAAATACGTTATAGCAGTAAATTCAACGAAAACTGGAGAAATCAATGTCAAAAACCGTCTTGGTGACTGGCGGTGCGGGATTTATCGCACACCACGTTATTGAAAATATTTTAAGAAATACCGATTGGAACGTAGTCAGCTTAGACAGACTAGACTTCTCGGGTAATCTAAATCGACTATCAGATATGATGGCAGATTTTGATGTAGAAATCAAAAAGCGTGTGAAGATAGTATTCCATGATCTGCGTGCTGAACTAAACCCGATGGTAGTACGTGATATCGGTGATGTAAACTATGTATTACATTTGGCCGCAGGTAGCCATGTTGATCGATCAATTGAATTCCCAATGGAGTTTGTCTGGGACAACGTAGTTGGTACAGGTCATATCTTAGAGTTCGCTCGTAAACTAAAAAATCTAGAACGTTTCATCTACTTCTCAACAGACGAAGTGTTCGGTCCAGCACCCAACGGTGTTAATTACGGTGAACGTGACCGTTACAATTCTAGTAATCCATATTCAGCTACTAAAGCTGGTGGTGAAGAACTAGCAGTGGCATTTGAAAATACCTACAAGTTACCTATCTACATCACACATACCATGAACGTATTTGGTCAACGCCAACACCCAGAGAAGTTTATTCCTATGTGTATCCGTAAGGTAAACGATGGTGATGCTATTACTATCCACAGTGATGCAACCCGTACTATTCCGGGCAGTCGTTTTTATATCCATGCGGCAGACGTAGCAGATGCTATGATGTTCTTGCTGGGATTAGACAGTACCAAGCTAGAAGCAGACTATGGTGATGCACGTTGTCCCAAGTTCAATCTAGTAGGCAAACAAGAAATCAATAATCTACAATTAGCACAGATTATCGCTGATGCGCAAGGAAAAGAATTGAAGTACGAAATGGTCGACTTCCATAGCTCACGCCCAGGACATGACCTACGTTATGCTCTAAGCGGTGACTACATGCGCAGTTTAGGTTGGGAACCTAAGGTTAGTTTAACAGAACGTATTGGTGAAGTGGTTGAATGGACATTAAAGAACGACCGTTGGTTGCGTTGCGAATAAGGACTAATATGAAAAATATTGTATTGCTAACCTCAGCAGTGTATACTAACTATGGTATATATGATCCAACACAACGTATCCAACAGACATTAGAAACTGCTAAGAGTGCTAAGAAATATATTCCGGGGACAGTTATCATTCTGGTAGATAACAGTAAAGTTGATGTACAAAATGATACCAGCGCAGAGTTTGAAGAACTGATTGATCTAGTTGACTATTACATCGACAACAGTGATGATGCTGACATCAAGTACTTTCATGACAATGTACAGAACTATGACATTGGTAAAAATGCTATGGAAGCATTAGGAATCATGAAAGCCTTGACTTATATTAGCAACGACCAAGATATGATGAAAGAAGTTAAAGATGCTGATCGTATTTTTAAGCTCAGTGGCCGCTATCAAGTCACAGATAAGTTTGATATTAAACAATTTGATAATGCTACTACCAAAGACAAGTATGTGTTTAAGCGAGCACAACCAAGCTGGATCAATCCAGCTGATACTGGAGTGAATACTTTATTACAAACTCGTCTATGGTCATTTACTCCTAGTCTATTGGCTAATACTATCAGTATGTATAACAAAATTATTGAAACTATGGTGGGATTATTCAATCAAAACAAATATATCGACAATGAGCATGCGATGGCTAAATTTATCCCCAAAGATAAACTAGTTGAATTAGACATTGTTGGCTTGCAAGGTAATATCGCACCAAACGGCATGATGATCATTGATTGATGAAAAAAGTACTAATTCTGGGTGGCAATGGTTACATTGGATCTAGGCTACGTCAGGTACTTAGACTAAATCATTTTGTTAAAACCAACGACATTTGTTGGTTTAATCATGACGAAACCAGTGACCGCAGAGACTATCAAAAACTTACTAAAGAAGAACTAGCAGAGTTTGAGGTAGTTGTAGTTTTAGCTGGTCACAGTAGTGTTCCTAGTTGTAACGGTGCACTGCCGGGTCCGTGGTTAAACAATGTTACTAACTTTACAGACTTATTAGAAAAATTAGATGATCAATTGGTTATCTATGCTAGTAGTGCTAGTGTTTATGGTAACAGTGCTCCTGGTGAATGTCACAAAGAAACTAATACACACTTCACACCTGTTAACAACTATGATGTTACCAAGTACGCATTAGATCAACAGGCAACTATTGCTAATCTACGCGGCAAACGAGTAATTGGTCTACGTTTTGGTACAGTCAATGGTTGGGCGCCTAACCTACGTGTTGATGTTATGATTAACAGTATGTACCATAGTGTGCAAATGGGCACAGGTATACAGGTAATGAATAAGCAGATTAGCCGTGCTATGTTGGGTATAGAAGATTTATGTCGTGCTATAAATCGCTGTATTGAGCAACCAGTACCGGGCATTTATAATCTTGCCAGTTTCAATGCAACCGTAGGTAATATAGCACAGGCAGTCAGTGCTAAACTAGGTGTTGATATCAATGATCGAGGTGCTACTGTTAATGCCTACGATTTTGCTATAGATACTGCTCTGTTTGAACAAACGTTTGACTTTACGTTTACCGAAACTCCTGCTACAATAGTAGATAGCTTAATAGAAAGTTACGAACAATCAACTCCGCAATGGAGAGACAAATATATAATTTATAATTGGGAACGAGAAGATTATGGAAGACGCTAAACAACTTAATGAATGCCTTTGCTGTGGCAGCGAAAGACTTACCCTAGTCTTAGACTTAAACGAGCAACCACTCGCTAATAGTTTTAAGAAAACTGCCGAGGAAGATGAACCAACATTTCCATTGCGCTTAAACATCTGCGAAGACTGCACACACTTACAATTAAGTCATGCGGTAAATCCAGATTTGTTATTTAAAAACTATCTTTATGTGTCGGGTACGAGCCAAACACTTCGTGACTACTTTGATTGGTTCGCTAAACGTACCTTAGAATATTTTGAAATGCCGCCACAAACAGTATTAGACATTGCCTGTAATGACGGCAGCCAACTAAATTCATTTAAAACTCTAGGATTAAAGACCTACGGTATTGACCCTGCTGAAAACCTACACGTATTAAGTAATGCCAATCACGAAGTGGTCTGTGATTATTTTAAAGAAAAATATGTTTATCATTATAAGATGAAAGAATTAGATATTATCACAGCTCAAAATGTATTTGCACATAACGACTATCCGTTGGACTTCTTACTACAATGTAAAGAGATCATGCATGATAAGAGCCGTTTGTTTATACAAACCAGTCAAGCTGACATGATCAAGAACAATGAGTTTGATACTATCTATCACGAACACCTAAGTTTCTTTAATTCAAGCTCAATGTCCGCACTTGCGGCACGGGCCGGCTTACATATTATTGATATACAAAAAACGCCTATACATGGTAATAGTTATTTGTTTGTTATGGCTAAGACACCTGGTGCGAGACCAAGTGTACAACTTCAATTGGATCACGAGAGTGAACAAGGCTTGCAAGACATGAATACCTATCTTGCCTATGCTGATCATTGTTATACTATCATCGGTGATTTAAATTCTACCCTTGATCATTATCGAGGTCTTGGCTATAAACTCGTTGGCTATGGTGCGGCAGCTAAAGGCAACACTCTATTAAACTTTGGTAAGACCGAACTAGATATGATCATTGATGATAATCCAATGAAACAAGGTTTATATAGTCCAGGTATGAGTATTCCTGTGCTAGCGATTGATGCATTAGAGTCACTAGGTGATACCAAAGTAGCATTTGTTCCTTTGGCTTGGAACTTCTTTAAAGAAATTAGCAGTAAAATTAAAACTAAACGCGATCAAGAAGGTGACGTATTCATCAAATACTTTCCTGTAGTTAGCACAAATTAACAAGGACAAATCATGGAACAAAATTTAAGACAGATGTACCTAGACATAGTAAGAAAAACCATACTTGGGTTAACCTATAGAGATCCATCATTTGATTCTGGCAAAGGTCAGCAAATCGCATTTAATCAAACTGCTAGAGAACTTGGAGAAGATTGGCCAGTACTAGCACATTCCATGGCTGGCAACAAACGATTATTAAATATCCAAGAACTTGCTGAAGATGTGATCAACAAAAATATTCCAGGCGACTTTATTGAAACTGGGGTATGGCGCGGAGGCGCATGTATATTCATGTCAGCTATCTTACGTGCTTATGGCGTCACTGATCGTAATGTTTATGTATGCGACAGTTTCCAAGGATTACCACCGCCAAAGGATCATGAATATCCAGTGGATCGTGGTGACACACATCATACAGCACCATTCCTAGCAGTTAATCTTGAGCAAGTACAACAAAACTTTGCTGGATATGATTTACTCACTGATCAAGTAAAATTTGTCAAAGGTTGGTTCAGTGACACCTTACCAACGCTTGCTGTAGAAAAATTAGCTATCCTACGACTTGATGGTGATATGTATGAGTCAACTATTGTAGCATTAGAAAACTTATATCCTAGACTATCAGTGGGCGGGTATGTTATCGTTGACGATTACGGATTACCTAATTGTCGTCGTGCATTGTCTGACTATAGAGAATTTCATGGCATCGACAGCGAGTATATTACTATTGATAACAGTTCAGTATATTGGGTAAAAAATAAAGAACTTGATGCTGACAAAATAGAACATAGATTTAAAAATACAGAACCTGTACCAGAAATCCCAACTCCAACATTTTCCATGCCTAATAGAGGCGGTAGTATCAGTAGCGTATTTTAGGCCAAATAAATACATGCATGAAGAAAACTGTTGTTTCACACTTTTATAATGAAGAGCATTTATTACCTTGGTGGCTGGATCATCATAAAAAAATATTTGATCATGGTATTTTAATTGATTATCATTCAACTGATCGCAGCATGGAGATCATTCGTGAGATATGTCCAGACTGGGAACTTAGGTACACACGCAACAAATATTTTGACAGTGTTCCGATTGATCAAGAAGTCATGGATATCGAACGAGAATTAGACGGCTGGCACATGTGCTTAAATACCACAGAATTCCTATATGGAAATACCAGTCATCTCGATGATCGTACAGAACCAACACAGTATTTCGTTGGTAATTATGTATTTGTTGATATGGAAGACGAAACCAAAGGTCCGCGGACATTATCTCATGATAAGCCTTTACATGAACAACGCTATTGGGGGTATGATGATTTCGCAAACAACGGACACCAAAAAGGCGGAGCGATGAGCAGGATGAATCGTAGCCTACACAATTATCCTGTAACATACACTGGCGGAAGGCATTGGGGTGGCAAAGATTATCCAAAATCATTTGATGATTTGGTGATCTTCTATTATGGCTGGGCGGATTCTAGTACAGCCGGGTTGAAAAGGAAAACGCAGATAAAAAGTAAAATCAATGAAGGCGGCACGGTACATCATCGAGATGAGGATACTTTTCGTGGAGCATATACAGAATTGAGAAATTTGAGTAAAGATCTTAGAGAATCCATAAAACATATATGTTCTTATCAGTACTCGAATGAAATTAGTACAGTGATTGTTGATCCTATAACAATTGAATCTAAACTAATACAAGCCGAGCCAAGGGTGATTGGATGAAAAAAACCTTACTATGTCATTTCTATAACGAAGAATATATGCTACCATGGTTCCTTAATCACCATAAGCAGATATTTGATCACGGTATCATGATTGATTATCATAGCACTGATCGTTCAGTTGAAATTATTAAAAGCATTTGTCCAACTTGGACAATCATAACTAGTCGTAACCCAGACTTCCAAGCAGATACTATTGACACTGAAGTCAATGATATCGAAAGTCAAATTGATGGATGGAAGATCTGTTTAAATGTTACAGAACAACTAATTGGTGACTACAGTATCTTAGATGATGAGCCTCGCCAACTGCTGGTACCTAGTGTGTTTTTTGTTGACTGTGATAGAGCTCGAGAAGTTACACATGATCTACCATTGTATGAACAAAAGTTTGATGGATTCTTGTTCAGCGACAATCAACAAAACTTTTTAGAACGTAGAAGCCGTAGCCTACATAACGTTCCGGTACACTACCCAGCAGAGTCAACACAGGCATGCATGGCCCCAGGTCGTCATTGGAATACATATAATACAGACAAGTTGGTGACATTCTATTACGGCTGGTGCCCAATGGATCAAGGTGGCTTTGCTCGCAAGCTACAGATACAAACACAGATACCCTTGATCGATCGTCAGTTAAATCGTGGGTTCCATCATATAACAAATAAAGAAACATTAACCTATAGGCTTGAAAATGAATTCATGCCTCGAGCAAGAAATATATCAAAGGAAATAGAGAAGTATGTCAATACGCACAAAGATCTTTCAAATATACTTTAAGCCAGAATTAAAATCACAATGTGATCCATTATTCACTCCATTGGACAATACTAGTAATCCACGACCAGAACTACGCGAATGGGACGTATGGAATCGTGAACATGAAAATATTTTAGAACAAAATTTAGATCTTTGGGGATACGTTAGTTGGAAGTTTAAAGAAAAAACTAACCTCTCAGCAGAACAGGCATTCGCCCATATCAACGATAATCCTGGATATGATGTTTACCTGTTCAATCCTTGTATCGTCAATGAAGCATTGTTTACAAATAATTGGGAACAAGGTGATATCCATCATCCGGGTATTAGTCAAATAGGTAATACATTTTTTGCTAAATTGGGCTATAATGATGTAGATGTGCTGGCGACATTATTAGACAGAAATCGTACGATTTTTGCTAATTATGTGGTAGGAAATCAGAGATTTTGGCGTGAGTTTATGGCATTTAGTCGCCAGTTATTCACAGAGGCTGATAAGGATACAGACTTTAAACATCAGGTGTTTGGAGAGGGATTAAGCAAGTATGCACATGACAATTCTCTGCCTATGTTTACTTTTCTTATTGAACGATTGATCCCTACATTTTTAGATCTTAATGATTATCGTGTTTGCCCTTATGTCTACACCAATGAAACTCTACCAGAAAAATATAGACCATATGCCAATGACATCAAGTATCTGTCAGACCTAAAAGTCTTGACTAACAAATATAACAGTGATGAGTTATACGACATTTGGAATTATTTCCGCATGGATTATCTACGCAGGAACCCGTCAATTTTGGGATTAGAGTAGTTATCTCAATCAAATCAGAGTAATATACGCATAAAAGTCCATATCCATATGGCTACATATTACTACGTTCGGAGGATTAAGAATGAGTAATGACGCAACCGAATCAAGATACTATTGCGCAGGGAGATATTGCACAATGAGAGAACAGTGTCACAGACACACATCAAGCACAGGAGTTAATCGTGCTCCATTTGAAGACTATGATTTAGTAGCATTAAAAACTAAACCATGCCAACATTATATCGATCGCGATGTCGCGACCGGTGTAAAATCTTAGGAAGATCAGCCTTAAGACAAGACTAACAGGAGGGAAAGATATGAGCGGGATTTCACGCCTCAAAAAAATACTAACCTGGACAATAATGTCCACAGCAGTTTTAGCACTAACAGCAACACCAATGATGACCAATGCCACCGAAGATCGTGCGTTTGGTTTTAAGATAGCCAAAGCACAGCAACAACAGACCAAAGTCTTAGAACGTCAATTGGCCTGCCTAGCTCGTAATGTATTTTACGAAGCTAACGGCGAACCCATGGCAGGGCAAATGGCAGTGGCCCAGGTCACGGTGAATCGTGCCCGCAGTGGACTATTTCCTAATGACTTATGTGCTGTAGTAGCACAATCTACTATAGTGGGTAGCAATACCAAGGTATGCCAATTCTCATGGTACTGTGACAGCGACCTTAACAAAGCACGCATCATCAAACCATCGGAGTCGAGTTACATCGCCGCCAAGCGAGTTTTTTTAGAAGGGCAAAAGGTGGCTAAGATCGATCAAGACGTTATGTGGTTCCACGAAGACTCAGTAAAGGTCAACCCACGTTGGCCACACAAGGTTGCTACTAAAATTGGTAACCACGTGTTCTACAAAAGACAAAAATAATCCTTGACAACTGCCTATAGTTCATGTATAATCTTTACATGAGCTATAGACACGACGATACAAATTGGGGCAAGCACGGTAACCCAAATCGAGACAGTTGGTACAGATATCAGCGTAATTATCAGCGTAGTGATATCGATTCTAACGAGTCTTATAATTATAAAACTAGTCCATGGATAATAGTTTGGATAATTTTATTTTTTATATTACTTGGTGGGTTTAGTGACACAGCTCGCGGTGTGATATTCTATGGTATTAACATTACAGAAAACTGGTATGCCAGCGTGGACATCTTATTAGACGCATTAGGCGCACCTAAACTACCATAACAACTAAATAATTGTATAGCGACACAATCGCTATATTTTAACTATGCCCAAAAGGCGAAAGGAAGTAAAATGGCAAACTATAATGTATCAGGGTTACAATCCCTGGCTGATCTAGCCCACGAAGCGGCTATCAAAGGCATTCCTAGCAAGCCACTAGAAACTACACAACCAGCAGAAACAGTAACACCTTGCGCAGACAACGATAAAGCCTGCACTAAACGCTGGATTGATAGTATCAGTGACTGTTGTTAATCTAGTAAAATCAAAGACTTATAAATTGGTTGACAAAACAACCAAAAGATAGTATAATGTTTCTATAAAGTTAGAAAAGGAACAAAATACTATGTTTGATGCTTTTGGCAAATTATTAAGATCCAATGGAACCTTGGTATTATTGGGTGTCATCATAACACCATATCTGATCTATTCTCTAGTCAGTTCAGTGCCAGCAAAGAAGATCATTCCTCACAATACACCTACTAAAACCTTAGAAGAAATCATCCAAGGAGTTCCAACTAGCATTAGAGATGACCAACCTTGGGATAACGATTTTAAATCAGCCATCAGTGAGGAGATCAAATGAACTTAAAATGGAGCCAACCCTACCCAGGTGAAAGCCGATATGAACGCTTGTATCGCGCCCAAAGGATCTTACAATTATCACGCCATGCTATGTTATTAGACACAGTTGAACCCGTGACTGATCTGACCGAATCCAAAGAATATCTTAAAAAATTCCAACTTGGGGACAACTAATGGGTACACCTTTTTATATGGAAATTGAAGAAGCCTATAGCATAGTGCAATTTGCCGGCGAAGCATATGGTCATAGCAATCTCTTTGGTGCCCTAAACAGCATGGAAGAAAATTGGGATGATCTAGACAGCATGGAACGTAGTGCTTATAAAATGGTTAATCGTGAATTACAAAAAGCGGTAGTAGAGTCCGAAGGTGGCCAAATTGACTAGCGCAGAAGCACACCAACAAGAATTAGAACACCAAGAATACCTAGAAGAAAACCACGTGTGTTCCGTATGCTCATGCGATTATACAGAAGATGAAGGCGGTACTGTGGGTTATATTGGCATATTACCCGTGGCTTTTTGCCCTACTTGTTTAGCTGGCATAATTGACATGGCCCAGCAGTATTTAGGCGTTGAAGATCAATGACTTACATAGCCCAAAAGTGGTTGACAAACCCACTTTTAGTGACACCAAAATAATAGTATCAAAAAGAGCTTGACATAGCACTCCTAAGGTGCTATAATGTTTACATACACTAAAGAAATTTAGTGTTGAGTTGTTAGCGAATAATCGCATAATCCTTAAGGAGAAACAAATGGAAGATTTAAAAATCAGTAATTTAAGACCGTGTTTAGTTTTTGTTGAAGTTGATGGAAAGACAGGTCAAGATGTTAAAGTAATAGATAGTATTTCATTCCCTAAAACTTATAAGAGTCTTCAAACTCTTCAACGCGATTGGCAACGTGATGCCGATTCTGGAAGATGTGTAGATTACTGGCAGTCAACACGTAAAGAAGGTGCCGAGTCTGCCTTAAAAGTAGGTAACAAAATATCTGTTCGTGTTGGACTTATTCCTTTTAATAAGGAATAATATCATGAAAATCAACGCACTTCTATTAGAAGATTTTCTTCGAGCTAAAAGAGAACTCCGAGAAGCCATAGCAAAAAAACAAGAAATGGACGAACACGAGTGGGACATTTATGTTGATAGTTTTTGGGATGAGTTTGAAATAGCTTGGTATGCTTTATTGGATGAGTATGATCAAGAAGAACTTATAAAATGTGGTCTTATTCCTGATAAATTTGATGCAGAAACTCCAATTTATTTGTCTCAATGCTCGTTATAGATCAATGACTTACATAGTCCAAAAGTGGTTGACAAAACCACTTTTTGGTGCTATAATAGTATTATAAAATAAGAAAGCAGACAACTGCTTCACAATATTTTAACTAATATAAAGGACTAGACAAATGCAGGCATTCGTAAAAATTAAGAACGGTAGTTATCGCAATCAAGAAGTTCGAGATGAAGTGTTTCCACTCATCAAACAATTCCAATTAGGTAGTAAAGGTGGTTACATCACAGTAGATGGCACTGGTCGTTTTGGTAAAGACAAAATCCGTGTTAATGTATCTAGTCTTACAGACTATGAACTAGTAGAAGCACCTGCTACCGCAGTTGAAGCAGTAGATCCAGCTGTAGAAGAACAACGTATTAGTGAAATCGCTGAACGTTTTGAAATCTTAGATGACATGACCAAGGCAGTATTAAACGGAGATATCCGTGCTATGATCGTAGCAGGCCCTCCGGGTGTTGGTAAGTCATTTGGTATTGAAGCACAGTTAGAAAAAGCAAACCTCTTTGATCAGATCTCAGGACGTCGTGTTAAGTCAGAGATGATCAAAGGTACGGCATCCGCATTAGGTATGTATAAGGCACTTTACAAGTATAGTGATAGTAACTCAGTTGTGGTATTTGACGACTGTGACAGTATATTACTTGATGATGTTTGCTTGAACTTGCTTAAAGGCGCACTTGACTCAGGCAAAAAACGTAGGATTTCATGGTTAGCAGATAGCCATAGCCTACGCAACGAAGGTATTCCAGACCAGTTCGATTTCAAAGGCGGAGTTATCTTTATCACAAATCTAAAGTTTGATCAAATGAAATCGCAAAAAACACGTGATCACTTGGATGCTATCCAATCACGCTGTCACTATTTGGATCTGACTTTAGACACTATGCACGATAAGATCTTGCGTATCAAACAGATCGCTCGCACAGGTGTATTATTTGAAGACTATGACTTTGATCAAATCCAACAGGATGAAATCATTGACTTCATGGTCACTAACCAAAACAAGTTACGTGAAGTATCATTGCGTATGGCTATCAAGATCGCTCAGTTACGTAAGAGCTTTCCATTGAAATGGTCTGCGTTGGCTTCAACAACTTGTATGAAATCATCAGTTTAAGGAGAAGTATATGTATGACAAATTTAGAACGTGGATGTATATAAACTCAGTGCAGGTTACTTGGTTCTTAATAGGCTTATTTACGGCCTTTGGTATTGATGCCCTGGGCACTGGTAATTTGATTGGCGCATTAATCAACTTTGGTCTAGCCGGACTTAACTACGCACTAAGAAAGATCTAATATCAATATTACGCTATCTGTATAATTAGATAGCTATATATTAGTAACAGTTTTCATCGCACTTATCTATTGTCTAGCTCCTAGTGCGATGACCTCAAAGCCCGTGTAGAAATACCCGGGCTTCTTTTTAGGTTGCATTCCAATTCCGTTGAAGGTATAATAATAGTATGTTAACCTATCCTAATGTAGAAGACTATTTGGAATATCTTGGTGGTTATGAAGTGGGCCTTACTGCTTTAATAACCCCACACAGCGTGAATAGAATAAGCCTAGCCCGCTATGATATAGCCATAGTCAATAGCATGGCATCAACGACTGTGTTTGGTACAGCACTTACAGATAAGCAAGCAGAACTAGCAGTTAAACTAATATTAAAGTACCGTCGTCAGTTCGCTAAGATGGGCATAGATGTAAGTCCAGTTGAAGCGCCTGTGTTCCGTATGGCTCCACGTAAGATGGATCGTACCAAAGCTGTTTGGTTAGATGGCGACCACATAGTAGTCAAGTTCCCCTATGACAATGATCTGATCAAAGAGCTACAAAACTTCAGAGAAGCTAGCCAAGGTCGGGCCTGGTATGATCGCGATAAAAAACTATGGAACTTGGCCATAACAGAATACAATGTCAATTGGATAATACCTTGGGCCAACGATTATGGATTTGAAGTTGACCATCGTGTGCAGGAATTATTTGCGCAAATACTTGAGTGTGAACAGCAACTTTATGAGATTAAACTAGTCCAACAAGGTAGTAGGTATGCTATTACCAATGCATCAACAAGTTTAATTGAGTATATTGAACAGCATGGTGGCTTTGGTCGAGACAACCTAGTCAAGTTAATTGACTATGCTGGCCTATGTGGGTATGACATAGATGATGATATTAAAAACTACTGCATGGAACATTATCCTATAGCATTGGTGGCCATTGGTAGTAAGCATAGCATACACTTACCACCGAGCCCCGCACACTTAAACATGATATTTGACTATGCTGAAATAACAGATCGTTATCCTGTTTGCATTTACAATCCTACCCTGTTTGACATAGATCTAAGTCGCTTTGAAGAAGAAGAGATAGTACGCTTTGACAGAAACGGTAAGACTAAGACTAGCGATTATGATCCGTATCGTGTTAAAGTAGTATATGCTGGAAAGATACCTGCGACTTGGGACTTTCCTGTGCCATTGATGGTCACAACATTTGAGATGATGTTTGGTGGACGTAAGATGGACTGGACACGTAGAGCAGAAAAGATCATCTACTACGGCGCAACACAAATAAGAGAACACAACTAATGGCCTTGGCTAGACTAATAATCAAAGATGAAGTTAATGTAAAGATAGAAGGCTTAGACTTACATGAACGTAAAGAACTTAGTAATAAGTTCAAGTATGAGATCCCTGGTGCACGTTATCTGCCCGCAGTCCGTCTAGGCCGCTGGGATGGCAAGATAGCATTCTTCCAAATGGGTGGCAGCACCTATGTTAATCTATTGCCAGAGATCATTCCTTACTTAGATAGTCAAGGCTATCATTTAGAACTAGAAGACCTACGTGATTACAAAACACAATATGACTTTGAAGAAGTAACAGAAGACACATTCAAGCATATTATGTGGCCTGCTAAACATCCAATAGCAGGGCAACCAATCGTCCTACGTGATTACCAAGTTGAAATCATCAACAAGTTCCTTGAGAACCCACAGTGCCTGCAAGAAATCGCCACGGGTGCTGGCAAGACTTTAATCACAGCCGCACTGAGTTATTGTTGTGAGTCACATGGACGCACTATAGTCATTGTTCCAAACAAGAGTTTGGTCACACAAACAGAAGCTGACTATAAGAACATGGGCCTGGATGTTGGAGTCTATTTTGGAGATCGTAAAGAGTTTGGTAAGACACATACTATCTGCACTTGGCAAAGTTTGAACATCTTATTAAAAGGATCACGTAACCATGAAGTAGATATTACCATCGGTGAGTTTCTACAAGACGTTGTCTGTGTCATGGTTGATGAAGTACATATGGCCAAAGCAGATGCGCTTAAAACTCTGCTTACTGGTGTAATGGCACATATACCTATCCGCTGGGGATTAACCGGCACGATTCCTAAAGAAGACTACGAATTTGTCAGCCTAAAGTGTTCAATAGGAGACGTTATTGGCCGGTTAAGTGCCAGTGAATTACAAGAGCAAGGTGTACTTGCTAACTGTCATGTAAACGTCCTACAGTTAGTTGATCATGTAGAGTATAAAGATTACCAAAGTGAGTTGCGGTACTTACTTGAAACAGAAGCAAGATTGGATTATATTGCCAAATTGGTAGAGTCGATACGTAAGTCGGGCAATACATTGGTTCTAGTAGATCGTATCGCCCCAGGTAGGGCATTGATAGAAAAAATTAAAGATGCTGTATTCGTGTCTGGAGGCACTAAAGCAGATGATAGAAAAGAACAATATGACGACATTGCAACTATGGACGATAAGGTTATTGTTGCCACTTATGGGGTTGCTGCTGTTGGCATCAACATTCCTCGTGTTTTTAACCTTGTGCTTATTGAGCCCGGTAAGAGCTTTGTTAGGGTCATCCAAAGTATCGGGCGTGGTATCCGTAAAGCGGAAGACAAAGACTTCGTCCAAATCTGGGACATAACAAGTACCTGTAAGTTTGCCAAGAGGCATTTAACTAAACGTAAACAGTTTTACAAAGATGCTTCATATCCGTTTATCGTTGAAAAAACGGATTGGCAATCAAAGTAATTTAAAGGAGCATTAAAAATTTATATATTAACCCTAGAAAACACAGCGTATGAGATGAATGAGATTCCAGATGAAGTTGAGGATCTGCGTTTTGCTATATTAGATAACAGCGATCCAAAGAATCCCGACTACTTCTTTATTCCATTGATCTTCTTAGAATCATTTAATAGCCCTGCGCTGGTATTACGTATTGGTGGCAACCTAGTTAAAATGCCTGTGGATTGGCAGATACTCATCGGTGAACCAGACTTTGGTGACTTGGAAGTTATTCCATTGACAAGTATTAACGATCGTGGATTCAGCGTGTTCTGTTTTAATCCCCTAGACAGTTTTAAACCAGAGTTCCATCCAATTGAGATCGTAGATATCTATCAAGACGTTAAATGGTATTTCCCCAAACTACGTCCAGGGCAGATGCTAGCAGTGCCAATTAATGATAGTCCACATCCACTGTGTGCTTATTTTGTCAAAGACATCAGTCGGCAGAGTGAGGTGGTGGACTACGGTAAAATATGGTAAAAACGACATTATTTGTAAATAATCACCTTGGCGGGTACAAAGAAGTAGAACGTATTTGTCAAGAACAAAAACTACCTCTTGGTGGTACATTGTTTTCAATCACAGATGAAATTAAACCTGGACTCAGTTATGCTGTTTCACCTGTAGAAGTTGGATTTGATAATACACAATCTCTGATTAATAGATTTGATCATGTAGTTTTTTTAAAGGATCATGAAAACTATATAGTCAGACTACAACAAACCGAATTGGAGTTTTTACGATCTAATAATAAGCCCAATCATAATTTTAGAATATTAGATCAAAATAAAATAAATTTTTTTGGTTGTAGTCATACTGGTGGGGTAGGTCATACATCTTTAACTACAACCTATCCTTGTGTTTTATCAAATATGCTAAACATAAGTTATAATAATTTTGCTTTACCTGGAAAAGGTAATTATGCTATTGAGGATTTATTATCTACATTTTCTATAAAAAATGCAAAATTAATTATTCAATTTACTGATATCTACAGGGTAAGATACCTAGAAGGAAATAAAGAACAATCTAAAATGTTATACAACATAAACAGTAATTTGACTAATTCGTTACTGTTTAGCGAAGAAAATTTATTTTTTAATTTTAAAAATATTGTTAATAGAATTGTGAGTCGATTGCGAGATGGAAATAATAAGTTTTTGATTACTTATACTTGTAATATTGAAAATGCTGATGCTCTTAAATGTAATGAATTCTTGTATGGATTTGAAGAGTTTAGTTCGACCATTGGTACCCAAATTGATGTGGCGGCGGATGGTAGTCATTATGGAATACAAAGCCATAAATTATGGGCTGAAAGACTACATGATAAATGGATAGAATTATATGGCAATTAAGAAAGGATTGTTAATGTGGAGACTTTGGGCTAAAGCTCTTGGGCAAAAAGAAGGCATCACGGATAGTGAAGCAGACGTGGTTGCGGCGATCAGGACAGCGATCGTGGCATTATATATCGTTACAAACTTGTTTATCATAGCTGGTATATTGAGACATTGGAATGGGTAATTTAGTACCAGGCGGAACCTATATATACGAAAGTCCGGATGGTGGGCTAACTACCTATGCTCGCTTAGAAGGCACCAAAGACCGTGTAATGATCGGGCAAAGCTGGCAGGCTCGAGAATTGGTTGAGCAACGTATGTGGACGGACATATATAAGCATCGTAATCGTAATCGTGCTTTACAACATGCGGTGGAAGAATGTATAATTATATATAAGCTCTCAGAGGAATATAAAGATGTTTAATCCAAAAATGTTCAAACAGAAAAAGAAACGTGAAGTGGATCCAAATGCTCCGCCACGCCCGAATCTGATGTCACATGATAAAACTATCCGCGAAAGCAGGGTAGAATTTGATAGGTTAAGAGATTTAGTCAATCAGCAAGCCGATGAAATTGCCGCACTAAAAAACAAGTATAATAACATGCAGTCTAGCGTAGACAGGATATTGGGTTATCTCAGCAAGGGATGGAATAAGAAGTGAGTAGTAGTTTAGAAATCAAATATGAAATGCAGGCATACGATCGCAAGGATCGTGCTTACTATGACAACTTCACAGATGAAGATCGTAAGAAATTCTCAACATATCTCATGCTGAAGTATGGTGCTAATGTCAGTGGTAATAAAGATCTGCAGGCCTATTATCTAATGGCTACTAATGAACGTGTAAACAAACATTTCTTTGATCTGGGATCTAAGCATACCAAACTACAATGGTTAACCTGTACTAGCGTAAGCCCACAAATGGGACCACAGTTCCATTATTGGCTAGCGGCAAAGAAAAAAGAGGGAGATAACAAAAGTCAAAAGTTCTTGGCTAAGTTATATCCTAATATGAAATCTGATGAAATAGACCTGATGGCAAAAATCAATGATAAACGAGATATTGCAGACATGGCACGAAACCTCGGACTTGATGACAAATCAATTAAA